TCAGGAATGTCGTACTTATTGTAGTTAAACAACATGATTCCGTTATGCTCAATCTTTTGATTGATATCTGCATTACGAACTGTATCCCAACCATACTTCGCTTTGTAGTAATTATTCATTACAGTGAAGATGTTGTTCGCGGTAATGCGGTCAGTCATAACATCGATAACAGAAATGCTATCTCCATCTGCTTCACGATTACGCTTCAAGTAATACAATTGCTGGAATAAGGAATCTAGGTCAAGTGTTGCACCTTGATTATCAACAACACGATTTGCATCACGAAGCTGAGTGTGAATACCAAGAGCATTTGATTTATACTCAAGTACGCAATCGGAACTACCTGTGCGAGCACCCTCGGGGTCAACAACAGCAGGAAGATTCATGTAAGTCTCAGGAGTTTGATTTTCATCAATCTTCTGACCATACCATACTGAACGCATCCATGCTTCGTCAGAAAGTTGACTTGCACGCTTGTTCTGCTCGGCGAGAGGTTGGTAAACAAAGTTCTGTAAGAACGGATTTGTTTTACCAGTCATAATTGACTCAAGAGTAGCTTTATACTGGTCGTCAACAATGCGTGACTCACGAGTTGTTTGAAGCCAATTTACAATCAAGTGATTACTTAAATCAGCAGGTTGATTGTGGCACCATTCTTCGTAATCATTAACCGAATTTGCTCCAGTCTGAACTACACCGACTTCGAATTGATAAGGTGATTTGTCAGTCAATGCGGAATATGCAGAAGAAGTGATATTTGGCTCAAGAACGAGAGTTGCTTTTGCTTCACCACCACCAACAGTAGCATCAACTGCGGATACAATTTTGTAAACTAAGTCTTTAGCTTTCTTGTCGTCTCCCCATGAGCTTACAATAACAGTAGCACCAGGTAGGAAGTATCTATCAATTAGTGAAAGATTTGACTTCCATGGAGAATCACCAAGGTCAACAGTGCATGACCATGCCCCTGCGTGTAATCCGTTTGTTCCTGCACCAGAAGCAGCTTCTCCACCAGAACCGGCAAAGTAATTACTATTGATTTGAGTTCTTTGTCTTCTTTGGATGTAAGGAAGAATCAAAGACTGTGTTTCAATCTTTTGCTGATTAAGTAATGGTTTGATGTTCGTGATACTCGATCTAATTAAAGAGGAGAATCCTTTTTCTTGAACTCCAAGCATTTTAGCTTCAGCGGCAGATGCAATCACGCGAGCGAGGTCAATTTCCTTATTGGAGAGACCTTCAAACTCAGCAGGAGTCATACCCTTGATGCTGGCGTTAGTAAGTGTACAACCGGTACTGGAGTCTACACTTACGATGCGAGGAAGAAAATCTCCACTAGCATTCAATGCGCCAGGTGCCTTTGCTAGACTCCCTGCGGAGGAAGCTTGGGGCGTACTCAGTTGCGAGTTATCGAATGGATTTGCCATAATATATTTTTTGTTAATTAAGTACCTAACTTATTAGGTCAGATAACTTATATTAACGAAAAGTTATATAAAAATTGGCACAAATCGAAATTTACATGATTTTTCTAGAAAACGTACAAATACTAGTTTACTTTTTTATATTAAAATTAGGTTTTACAACTTAAAATTAAAGACCTAAGGCGGATAAAACTGGATTAGCTTTTTCCTTACCTTGAGCTTCTTGATTTACATTATGACCCTGCCTTGGGGCTGGCTTAGGTTGCCTTGGGGTTTGCTCAACTGATTGACTTACAGCACCTTGTGACCTTACATATCCAGACTTTCTTAATCTCTCCTCGTTGGCATTGAGTTCATTAGTAATGTAAAGTTTCGCGGAGTCATGGGCCATTGATACAACATCATTATCTGTTAAAGTGTATGATTTGGACTTTTCCTTGGAACTTAATTTTCCGAAGTCCTCCCTGCGAACAAACTTTTTTCCGTCTTTTTCTGGCATAGAATGCTGTAAATTATCCAACCAGGTAGCTAATCTTATGTGCGTATCGTCAGTTGGGTCGAACTTTTTTAACCCACTGCTGATTTCATGGAACGCAAACATTGCTCCTTGGTGGAAAGTTGCAACTTTATCAACGATATCAAACTCTACAGGGTTCTGCTCGTAAGCAGCATCTGAGCCTTTACTGTCAATAACCTCCCTCATACCCTCTGGGATTAGGTCTTTTATACTCTCTCTCGTAGCTTCCTTTAGCTTATTAACCGTAGGTTCTACCTTTAGGATTCTTTGTTGCTCTTTAAGTTTTTCAATTTCAGGCGTCAACTCAGATATAGTTTCCTGTTTTGCCCGACTCATCGTTCTTTTCTCAATCACCTTCTCCAGGTCATCCTGAGAGAATTTAGGCTTTTTACGCTGAAGGAAATTTTGATACTCATAGTCTGTTTCATCAAACTTAGCATTCGGGTCTTCGATTAATCGCTCGTCTATATATTTCTTTTGCTCATCAAAGAAATTTAAATATTCCTTAGCTAAACCTTTATGCTCACTGAAGTTCTCTTCTGCAAATTTAGCTAACTGGTACCTCTTATCTTGGTCTTCGGTTAGGGTAACCTCAGGTTCGGGTTCAGGTTCGGGTTCAACCTCAGCTTTAGGTTCGGGTTCGGGTTCGGGCTCAACTTCCTTTGGGTCGGGTAAACCGCCTTCAAATAAATCCTTATCGAACTTCTCAAGATTTCTTGGTTCCTCCTCCTTTACCTCAGGTTCGGGTTCAGGCTTAGGTTCTTCTACCTCTATCCGAACAGACTCAGGTTCATTAATAATATCCGTTAATGCAAGGGGTTCATTGGGGTCAAACTCAGGTTCAACTTCTTCCTCGGCAACCTCGACCGGAGGTGCTGACTCCTCAGATTCTGCCGCGGCAAAAAGGGAGTCTAATAATGAATTCCCTACTGTTTTCTCTTCACGTGGTTCGCTTTCACTAGTTACTTCTTCACTCATTTACTGTACTGGTTGTTGCATTCCCTGAGGGGGAGGCGCAAGTTCTTGTGGAGGCATTCCTGCCTGAAATTGTTGCGGTGGGGGTGGAGCACCTTGTGGTGCTGGTTGAGCTAATGCACCCTTAATTGACTGAACCTCTTGATTCATACCTTCGAGTATTTGCATGAGTTGGGGAACTTGTTGTTTTAACTGTTCAACAAACTGAGTATTAGCAAGGGACATATCCTCCTGGCTTTCTGTTTCAATATTTAAATCATATGCTGCACCTGACAGTCTGAATATTTCATTCATTATCTCTAGTACCTTTTCAGTTCCTACTGCCTGCATAATTGGCTGAACGGAAACGACCTGTTGGAGTAACCCTGCTAAAGTTTGTGCAGACTGTGTATTAACGGCTCGCTCTGCCCCATCTCTTGATGAGAAGTTGTACTCATGGAATAATACTTCAGGCTTCCCGATAACTGTTCGCTTCGACTGCGGATTCCGATCTAGTTCACCCTCGTCTGCATCTAGCAGCCCTGCCCTTTTCACCACATCTTCTGTATATCTTCCGATAACAGGAACTTTAAATTCCTCATTACTACAAGAAACTAAATGTTCAAATAACATCTTCTTAGCCCCACCTCTTAATTCATCTATACCTTCTGATATAAACGAATATATTGCCTGCGTAGTTGTAGCTATCTCTGTTACCTCTGTAGCAGAGATTTCACGAGGTGCTGGTTGCCCCAGTTCCTGTGGCGATAGAATAAGTAGTCGCTCAACTAGATTAAGCAATTGCGTAACTGAAGTCATTGCTTGAGATATTGATGACGCCATCTCTTTCTGGACATCAACCACAGTTATAAAATCCTTAGCATTTAAACCAAGGTCCGCCATCTTTGATCCGGAATAAAATATCGCATGTTGCTTTGAGTACAATGTGCCTTCGCTCATTGAATCCATGATGTAATCTTTGACCTCATCATCCAATGCATCCTGGTCGATTGTGAAAATTTTCATCATTGAAATCTTCATATCGTGAAGCATCTTGTTCATGATGTTATTCATCTGGTCCTGAAATGGCATCAACTCATGTGCAACGGATGTATTTACCATTCGTGCGTCATTCTGATTTAAACCACCATAAATAGCAGGAATACTAGGAAGAAACTCTGCATGCAGTACCGTGTTATCACTAGCGACTACCATCTTCATCCAAACATCGTGAGGATAATCACCAATACCTTCTTGCGCGGGATTAACCTTACAAAAATAATTTGTTATAAATATCCCCTTATCTGTGTCCTCTGAGCCGTAAACGCCAACATTTGCAGTCCTGTCGTTCTTCATTGACCACTCTGATTTTCGAGTTGGGAAACGCATTGTTTCGGGCTCTAAATAATAATTAAAGAATTCTTTATAGGAATCATATGCACCAAAAAGATTACTATTAAAAGATATGTCGTCCGTGTTCCAATACCCAGAGTTTTCGGAGATGTCACTAAATTGAACAATATCCCAATACCCTAACCAACTAGGGCCGTTATCGGTATTAATATCCGCCATTGGTGCGGACTGGTCATGCATAACTCTAGTCGGGTGTGGCTTAATAAAGTCAATACCCTCTTTGCATACATAACTACTAACTCCACTTTCTCTATCTTTATTAACTTTCCACTGGACATCTCTAGTCCACGCTTGCGATGGAAACATTACAACATGCCCATACATGAACATATCTCTAATGCCCTGAGCAAATAAGTGCCTATAGTTAAACTGATCAGCAATCACCTCCACCCTTTGACTGAGAGCATCTGCCCTTAGCTTATCGACAGATGATGTCCCTCTTGGTTCATATTTAAAATACGGAAATAAGTTCGAAAAACGAGATACCTGTGCGGCAACCCTTCGAGTTACGTAAGACCTAATAATATCGACAGAAACATCATAAAAGTTCTGTAGGTTGATATTTTTTAATGTACCTTCCTCATCGTACTCGCAAAACTGCTCCGAACATCCTGCGTCAGTTAAACCTTGAGCCGCATCTTCAATATCTATCTTACCTTGAGCGTACTGAAGTAATGGAATTGATGCCTTATTAATAGGGAGAGTGTCCCATGCTAAATCAACAGACATATAGAGATTACTATGCTTGGCAGAATGAAATATGCCCTGCCGTACCCTCGACTCTATTTGGTCTTCAAATTTTGCCCTTATTCGAAAATTATCGGAGTTCTCGTCAGTCTCCGTAAATATCTGCATTAAGCGTTCATGCGTGCATCCGAATTTCTTGAGTATGTCTAAGTTTACCATAAGGCTCCATTATTACATTTGGTATTGTGTCATCGACATAGTCTCCAATTATGGAATGTTCCAAAATTGTAAGTAGAATGCATGCCGAAAAATTTATTTTCCTTCTTGATAGTTGCCTTTGGAAAGTCTGAAAAGGTACCCCA